TAACCCCCCAGGTTGAAAAATTTTCTTAGCAAATAATTTAAACACTGGATTTTTTGTTGTGTCTGTCAGATTATATAGGGAAGTTTTACCACCTGCTCCCATAGTCGCGGCGGTTCCATACGGAGTTCCTTTAGTTCTATTTAGGAATGATAAATGATTGCTCGAGACCCCTGCAAACTTTTTAGCGGTGGCAGGCAGGTCAAAGACGTGTAATCCGATATTAGCGATTCCCCCATAGTAATAATCTAAAAGTTTCCAATCGTTTGGAGTAAGTGTTAAAACATACTTAACTTCCCTCTCGTGATTAATAGCCGACAGTCCAAACGAATTATCAATGGGGTATGCGGACACAACGAATCCTGCACTGGAGTCTTTTACGGTGTAGGAGCTAACGGATCCACTGGCTTCCATAATGTACCCTTCACTGTTAATAACACTTTGCTGGTTTAACATACCGCTTAGTACCCCAGAAAATGCATTAGATTCGGATTTATCAGTATGTCCGAAAGAATATCTATCCAACTCCAGCCCACTTCCAGGAAGGAAACAACCAGCTTGGACAACTTGCTCTAACTTCATTGAGGAAAACTCAGGAGATCCAGAAAATTCAATAGCATTTAAAAAATGTCCCAACCTAGCAGGACCACTTCCATCCACGGAAGTGGGTTGAAGAGTTTTGTCCATTGGAGCTACACCTACACTTGGAAGAGCGCTTGCGTAGCTATGATTTTGATTGAAAACTGTCTTAGGATTTCCCTCACTATCTATAGCAGTCACTATTTTTCCAGTTTTATAAATCCGAAGAGGGGACCTCCTGTGAACATAAGGAGGTGTACCTCCGTCTGAGTTTCGGGTATATGATATAACCTTCCACCTTGTATCATCATGGAGGTAGTGACCATCTATGGGTATTCCTGATGCTTGTATTTCCTTGAATGGGTAATTTTGGTCTCCGGTGTCTGTGGAGGGCCCAATGCTAGCGCCGTCCTTCTGAACGTACTCCCATCCGGTACTCCAATCACTTCCGTTCCAGTACCACTGCTCTTCTGTGATCGGGTCCCAAACAGTTATAACCAAGAATTGGTCACTCAAAGCTCCTGTCAAAACATCATACTGTCCATAGGCAACAGTAACTATATCCCCCTTATTTATCCCTAAGTCTTTTTGGGTTTTTGACCATCTTACACGTCCATCTGTCTCCTCTATGTCAAAAGGGTTGGTAACTTGAATATACCCACCTTCAGAACCAGACGTAATCAACTCTACCCTCGTAGCAGAACTATCAGCAAAAACACTAACTCCATCCCCCCAGTAAAAAGGATCATCAGAAAAATGGGCTTGGTTGTTTTGTATAGTTTGCCATGGACTTAAACTATCCTTGTGGAAAGGTCCCGTGTACGCTATTCGCGGAGTTCGAACTAACTTAATATAATCAAATTCAATGGTAGCATCACTTTCGTAACCTAATCTTAGGAAATACTCCTGGTCCACCGTAAAACCGGCGTGATTCATCCCCATAATAGGAAGAGAAGAGGTAACGTAATTTCCTGCTGTGCCTGTAAGTTTTTTCTTTGTTGCAGTACCCCCGGTGGAATACTTGGGCCACGACTTTTGGTCGGCATTCCAATTGTAATAACGCCAATCAGTATAATCGGACACTACTCCTGACATTTGAAGATTTAACACATCTACGTTAGCAGCTTTTGAAGATTTATATCTTACCATTAAAGTATAATCCTCATTTGGAACTAACCCACTGAACACCGTTCCAATATACTGATCCTCTGCATCCCAGCTGTTTAGGATTGTATGCCCGAAGGAATCGTACACAAGAGTATCTCTTTCTGAAAAACTTACCGTACTACTAGGTCCGAGATGAGCATACTTCCATCCAGGAGTAGGGCCTAGAGAAATACCTTTAATGTAAGTGGACCTAATGTTAGAAGATTGCCCTACGGGACGAAACCTTATATGAATTTCGTGGTCCTCTGGGTTATCGTACATATCCTTCATTAAAACAATAGGTGCAGATGCTTTTCTCCATTTTCCCTGATCAGTAGGAGGTAAGGACGGACCTCCGAGATAACCTTCTGACACATTGCCGATTACTTGGCTCCAAGTAGTTCTATCGGTCCAACCATCCATGTTTGGATCATTTCCATATGGATCGTACGAAGAAAAAGAATAGTAGTTTCTAACACCAGTAGATATTTGGTCGGAAAATACTTGTACCGAAAGTGGGGCGCTTGCTGCTGGATTTTCAGTACTATACCAAAATGACAGCTGCATTGGAACCTCTCTACTTCTATCTGAATTGGGAAGGTTACCTAGACTGTCTTTTAATTGGTCTACCTCGGACAAGAAGAAGCTAGCTCCAAATCTAGCGGTACCAACCTTGGAACCTCCATACCCTCGATAGATAGTTCTTATATCTAGGTACCCCTCATCAGTAACACTTGACACGTCAACTGAGGACATTACGTAGGAGACACTTCCTGACACGTTCCTTGCGTTCCACAAGTCTCCCTCTTTTGATATTACAATGGGATTGTGGGTGTCTCCCCCCCATTGACGAACTGTAACTTCGGGGCGGGTGGCGTCAGTGGGGTCCTGTACAGAAACGAGATCCCCTACAAACTGTGTTGGATTGTCTAAGGGACCTGAGAAATCATAAATCCCTAACATCCTAGAACCATTTATGTCAGTAACGTACTCAGGCGCGAGCTGTTTTCTAAACAAATCAGAATTAGGGATTATAGATTCAGTTTCAGAAAAATTAGAATTTCTAAGAACTTCCTCTTCTAAATTAATCAAATCTACACTAGCGATAGAAATATCAGAAAGAAAATCACTAGAATCTGCAGGTAATTTTATTTCCCAAAAATAAGAAATCGATTCTTCTCCGAAAGCAGATCTATCTACAGGGTTTTCTGGGAGACGAAAATCAACAGAATGAGTTTTTCTATGCTTAGTTAGAAATATCGATTTATCAGGATCAACGGGGAGACCTGAAGCTACAGTAGAACCTCTAGGGTATCTTACAGGTACACTCTTACCTCTACTTAAAAATATTCCTTTGTCAAAATCAAAATATTCCCTAGCATCTACACTAACACCGGCATGTCTTTGTCTGTATAATCCAATTTTTACTGGGTCAGTTCCGGAAGCAGTTATGTTGAACCTGTATGAGTTTCCTTTTTTAAGAGCGATGTTCTGTCTTAAAGTAGCTTGGTCTCCAACTTCGGAAGATTTAAACTCTAAACCTGGACCTGATGTGTCGGAACCAAAAGAAGGAGACCCTTGTAATATTAACTCCCAGTGAGCCGGTATAGTATCCTCGCCAATTCGTCTTGACAATCGAAAATGGTCAATGCCACAACGAATGGGTATTGTTGCAAGATTTGTACCATTGGTATCAATAAAATTATTAACTCCAATTGTTAGAGGCCTGTTCTCACTTTGATCTGGAACGGTAAATTCTATTGATCTATTATGTTGGCTTCCATATGCAAACTCCTTTATATAAGAATCTGAAGTCCCTGGTGTTGTATCTAAAAAAGCTATCTCTTGGTACGGAGTATTAGCGTTTACAGGCTCATCTTGTGGGTAGTTATCAATGTACAACTGAGATTCATAATCAGAATCCGAGCCAAGCCAAGAGTATGTAAGCTTGTAAGTTCCTGCGCTTAAGTCTTCCCATCTATCCTGGTTCCCAACCCCGTCAGGGGTATACAAATCCATGCTTAAGGCGCTTACAGAAGTCCCGTTCACAGTATCTGCGATTCTATTAAAACACAAACCAGAGACAATAGGCAAACTAGTCCAAATATGAGACGTGTCTATTGCAACAGATGAGACATAGTTTTCAGGAATGGTAGGATTGTCTCGCGTACCATCTTTATCTCCCCTCTCCCAGTTTTCATAATCCTGGTTGTAAACTGTCCAATATTCTGGTTTGCTTTGCTTGTATCCGGATTCATTATAAGTAAGATCTGGAACCCAATCCACCAACGAATCAAAATCTGCAAGGGAAGTATCAAACATAGTAAAACTAAAAGCTTGATTTATTTGGTGAAATAGTTTGAGATTGTCTATCGTGTAATCAGCGGAGTCAGCAACACTATAATATCCAATTTGAAACCTTCCATCCCAAGGATAATTGCTACTCCCGATGCGTGGAGTAAATTCAAAAGAATTCTGACCTAGCTTTCCCCCATTACTAAAGATTGGCGGGCCACCTGTAGCTTGATCCCAGACAATAATGTTAGTAGAAATGTCATCTCTAGCCAAAATATCAAGTGTTATTTTATACGTTTGGTCTATCCTAAGAAGTTTTTCGGATACAGACCCCACAAGATTGAACCAAAAACTTCCATAGGTTTTTCTAAGACGTAAACCTCTTCCCCGAACCCCAGGTCCAATATATGCATCAATAGGACAAGCCCCATTCCACCCTCCTGGGAGAAATAAATTCTCACTTGTTTTGGTAAAATTCGTAAAACTACCAGGGTTATTAATCCCGAGAGAATTTATACCATGTTGCTTTATGAGATCAAACCCTACATTTTCAAACTTGTTATCCTCAAATATTTCCACACGCTCTTCGTATGGGGAATACTCATTCCACGAAGTAGATCGAAAATCATGGTTATTAAAATAAGGAAGTAAGTGATAAAAACCTGTGTGCTTATTATGGGTTGCTGCCGAGGATGGCGTATACTTGGCGTGGCGAAAATCATAGTTTTCCCTTGCGGACCCGAGAGTAAAACCTCTAACATTAAAATTTGAAGTATCCAACACACCGGAAGCAGGAAGATAACTAATTCCCCTTGCTTTAGCAGTACTAGAAAGGTCGTTAGATGTCCTAGTAGGAGGAGGGGTGAAAGTAAGAATATCAACAATGTGCTCTCTCGCGCCATCTACAATTATATTGTCATCGGCATGGATAAGCTCCATGTCGTCTCCTTTACCCTGGTATATTTCTACAAATCCTCTCATTAGTCATCTAATATGTTATATATTACCCCACCACTCGCGTCTGCATATTTGTAAGACTCATCTTCAACCCCGGAAAAATTGCCTCCGAATTTTTCTTGGTATGATATTCTAGAACCTCCGCTCGTCTGGTAGGAACTTGCAGAGAAGTAACTGTTTCTGGAAGAGTCTCCAGATGTTTGAAGGTCGAATCTATAAAACAATCTCTCTAACGCCTCAAAGGGGTAGAAATTCAAAAGCTCGTCATAAGAATCAACGAGTTGGAATGCTACTTTATCAACTGTAATCGACGTTCTATCTACCGGTTCGGTATCCACAGGGTCGGCACTAAACTTTCCTATTTCAACATGATAAACAGTGTCCAAATTATGAAGAGGCTTTCCAGACTTATAGATAAACTTTTGATATTCTCTAATGCTGTAATTAAGCCATTGATCTGGAGAATGTAAATTACTATTTTTGGTACTAAAAGGTATCTCTAACATTCGCCACCCCTCTGCTTCAAAAGCAGGATCTGGATCCATAGGTACATCTGAAACTTGATACTCGTAGTACAAATTGTTAAGCCCTGTATGGCTAGTAGCAGGGTTCGAATATTCATAGTCATCCTCTAGGATATTTTTCCACTTCCCATCAGCTTGATCAAATGCGAAAGAGTTTCCTTTTCCTATTGAATCCGAGTAAGTTGAATCATAACCATTCTGCGTGTTTTTGTACAGTACAGGAATATTATCGGTCCTAATCCTAACTGCTATAGTCCCCTCATTGTCCTTGAGAGCCGTTCCCTCCTTAAATCGAACGGATAGCCTGTAGTCTTTTTCTGGAAGTAACCGATTTTTAGTGGGGCTATCATCAAGTTCTTCCATTTTGATTTTCTTGAAGAAATACTGTACAAACTCTTTGGTTGATGGTTTTCCTGAAGAACCCGCACCTACAGGCACTAGCGAAAGCTCGAAGGCGTCTCCGGGCATAAATACAGAGCTAACTTCAAAGTCTAGTGTAGAAGTATTGAAGGATCCTGGATTAGGCCCCGGGGCGAGGACAGGCATGATTTGGTTAAAAGCCATTCCTCCTTTAGACCATCCTCCAGCTCTGTTTAGCTGAGCAGATTTTGCACCCGGGACGGGAGACACCCAGCTAAGATTCACACCAACACCACTAGCGGTAGTGTGGTGGGTCATAAAATCTACTGTAAGTCTATATTTCCTTCCTGGAATTAACCCCATGAGAGTTGCGGCATCCCCACCGTAAGTGTCAGAGTCATTTACTTTTATCCAGCTAGACTTAGGATGCCGCCATGCAGGATTCCCGGAGCAATTAGCAGAGACTATGTATTGGTCAGTATCCGGATTAAGCCCTGAGAGGAAATAACCAACGGAAGAAGAAGTATCGAATCCAGAGCCTCCTAATGTTCCCGTGTACCAAGGGGAGCCAGCTCTGGTTGTAGTGTTTGAAGCCTGGAGAGCGAACCCGGCTATACCATTGCACGCCAGGTTATTAGCCCACGGTGTGGCCTCGGTTGAGCCGCCTGCGATGGATCTTTCCAATGCAGCTTTCCACCTAAACTCCGGATTGGGGATATACTCTCTACCCTGGTTTAGAGAGTACCTAATCTGTACGGAATGGGATTTATCAAGGCGGGGATTGTTGGCTGAGCCCATCTCGTTAAAAAGAGTTATGTTTCCAACATAATCTGAAAATTCATTAGTAGCATTTGAAGAAGTATTTTCCACTCCGTATTGAGCAGTGTTATAAACTGCCCATGCAGGACGCTCTGTGTCAACACCTGCAACTAGGCTTACGCCACTTACCATAGAATTTATTACACATTTACCGGTTACTGTGTCCAAATAATCGGGAAATCGTAACCTTGACTTCTGGCTTGTCCCCTTGAATGGTGACGTTTTATTTATCTTTATTTTAGATGTACCACTAGCATCCATGTACTCAAGATCTTGGGCTGCTGGTTTATATGCAATATATTTCCACTGAGGGAAACTGTAAATCAAATCAGGCGACTCTTCTATGGCTGACGCAGAATTGAAATTTCCGGCAGGCAGGTTACCTTGCACGGCGAAATCACTATTAAAGAAGCCGGGTCCCTCTAATTGAGCCCCCATACTTCGTCCGCCTGCCCTCATAAACCTTTGATACGCTCCCGAAGCAGACAGAGCGTCATACCTGTAATTAAAATTCAGCCCATTAAAGTATCTTTGATGCTTATTCCATAAATCCCAAAATAAGATTCCAAAAGCAACATTTTCTATACTACTTGGAGCAAGAGACTTTACCAAATCTTTTGTTTTTTGGGCGTTTAAAACAGTAGCGTATACAGCACAAGTAGAGTAATCCATAGCCCTTCTGGTTTCAGCGCCTAGCATGTAGTTCGAACTCAAATTTACGTTACCTAAAGCTCTACAGGGGTAAGTGCTGGATACATCGATACCATAAAAAACGGTGGTCACATCTGCTTTATCTGTTCTGCTGTTCGTTGCCCACTCAACTGGCAACGCGGAAAGACCTAAGTCATACTTTTGATCGTAGATCCATCCGTCCGGGCCTTTTGGAGAAAAATAATTCCCAGTGCTAAAATTAAACCCTAAAGGAATAAAAGAACTTACGTTCATTTGATTGTTAGTACCACTAAAAATAAGTTTCGCCCATGTGTTGTTGTCGTACTCTACCACTGACGATACGTAGCCAGGATTTAAGGTACTACTTGGACATTGACCTCTTGCAATAGGCATAGACCTTCCATCCCTGTAGTAGGCAGCCGCAGGCACAATATATTTTAAGTTTCTCCTTCTGCGTGATGTTCTAGGTACCGACGTGTATAATCTTCTAATGGAACTAGGAGACTCTACCCCACTTACGGAGGAAGCTACACACCCCGATAAAATAAAGTCTCGAAGGATTTGGTCATCATTATCCGAGTACTCTACAAGAACACTATACCGTATTCCATCACTTGTCCCACTTCCAGTAAGATCAACACGGTCAGTCATGTTTTGGGTAGCATAAAACTTAACAACCGAGTGGAACGGAATGAACTGCCGGAAAATCTCACTCAAGACGTAGATTACTTCATCTGTATTGGCACCGTAATAAAAATCAGATTGGGGGTAATTAGCATAGTTGGTGGTTCCTGATGTACCTGCATTTAACTTCTGAGTTAACGCGCTTGTCTCTATGGTGGTTAATAGCGTAGAAGCCTTCGAATTCCAATAATCTTTGAGACTTATGTCTTGTGCTCGGGTTCCGGTCACTACGGAATCCAAGTTAGGTGGCAACTCAACACTAGATGTAAAAAATTTCCATCGAAAGTTCAGCCCATTAATCAACGGTGAATTAAGACATTTGTCATGAACGTGGCGGGTAAAACCTTTCACATACTCTAGGGGAATTTCCAAACCGCCATCAGCTCTTCCTTTTGGCAAAAGACCAGACAAGTATGACAACTGGTTGTCAGTCATATAAGTGGTGTCATAAAACCTGTCATTCTCCCAAGGGGGAACCGGAACTAATTTTCCTCGGTGTTCAAATCCCTTAAAAACCTCACCGTTCCCGTTAGGATCCCAAGAACTTGAATGATAAGGAACTCCATTAATTTTTATTGCGTTCGTCTCTCCTTGTAGAGCGCTTAAAACATAATCCGTAGCAAACCTATAGTTATTGTCATGGTCATCCTCGTCAAATAAAGCCGCCCCGTCAATATTTTTAATTACGTTTTTGCCGTTAACAGAAACAGTCGTAGCACCAGGAACGCCTGGATCGTAGTCTGGAGGGTTATAAAGTGGATCATTAAGTACTTTAGATTCTGTAGCAATCAAGTAATAGATTAGCCGAGGTATGTAAGACTCCCAAACTTCTTCTGTTGACTCAGAGGCATTGAATCCAGCATCCGGAAACATTAGAGAAACTGCCGTTTCTAATGCTTTTCTAGTTCCTTTTGCTTTGTATAGGTAGACTGCTTGACGTAATTGCCCTCTCCACCTATCAACATCTCCAGTCAAAACTTTCCACCCTATGAGGGCTCCTAAATAATTTAAAAATCGTTTGTCACACCTCTGGACGTCAACTAGGGATCCTATATCATCTACCAAAGAATTAACATCATACGTTGCAAAACTTAAAGCTTTTAAAAATCTTTGGAAAGGCCCCGCTGTTATTCTCTTTGAATTGTACGTACCCAAAGATATTAAAAGCTCTAATTGTGTTTGTAATTCAGTAGCCGCTTCATCATTGGGGTTATACCAAACATCTATAAGGGTTTTTAACCCATCCAACAACTGTGTTCCTGACGCGTAAATATTTGCCGAGGTAGTAGAGCTAGCTTGATTAAAAATGGGAGGAATGTACCTCATCCCAGATGCAGTTTGTACCTCTTTATTTCTCCAGATATACTCAAAAAGACCTTTAACTCCATCCCTTTCTTCAATGCTTTTCCCTAGATATGTGGAGCTAACGAGAAGATTTTGTGAAATAGTGGACGCCGCAAAACCGGCTGTGGGGCCTGGAAAATTTAGAAGGTACAGCCATGAAAGATTATCAATTAAGTATTGATGTGCTGCGCCAGTACTACTAACTGCTGCATTAATGTTGGCAGAAACTCCAGATACAAATGACGTAGTTGGATTATTTAATGGGATACTTGGAAGGAGAGTTCCAGATACATATGTCTCCCAGTCACTTGAACTTTTAAAGTCGGACAAACTTTTCCCAAAAGCTCTTAGAATTTTATTCTCAAACAAATAAGGTTGTATATTTGTAAGCTCATTCTTTGGAATAAAATGTCCTCTTATGCCACTTAGTGTATACGCAGGCAGAGTATTCGAGATAGGAATCAGGGTAGTACAGTCCTTAGCCGCAAGGATAATCTTCCCGAGGGTCGAATACAGAACATCCTCTTCCTCCCCAAAAATAGTCGAGTCAGTATCTTGGTACATAGAGGGCACAATTTTCTGAATTACATCAATATAATTATACTGATAATAATTTTTGTTTGTCCCTAGAGAACCTAATCCTGTCCTTCGAACCATTTTATACGTACTCGATATTTATTTCAACGTTGTTTAGTTGAACAATCTCATTAAAGTCTAGTTTTATATCTTCTGAATAGTTATCTATCGTAGAGAACCTAATTTCTTGAACTTCAAAGATATCCCTTTGTAAGTCAGAAAGTTTAACTCTTTCCCCAAATGATCTACTGTCTACACTAAAAAAATTAATTACTTTATCAGCTGCGGACCTCTTAACACTTTCTTCGAATGGCTCAAACTCTCTATCCGCAAAGATCGTAATGACAAGGTCTACCGTACGAACTAAACCGTCAACAATCGTAACCTCGTCAGTAATCATTTTATACTTGTTAAGGTAAGCTAAAAGCTCTTGTTTAAAGGGTAAAGAAGCTCTCTGTACCTGTAGCTCTGTAGCTTTTGATATGACATAAATATCAATCATATTTGCCCCAGCTCCAGATCTTCTTAAAACTGCTTGGGCTTTTGCTGTTTGACCTACGGTGCTAACAAACTGATTTGCGTATGCTGTATAGTCCTCTCCGGTAACAGCTCTATACTGAGTCTTGAAGAAATACGGAGCCCACTTTTTAGCGTGCTCTACTGTTTCTGCGTTAGCGCCTCCCGCAGAATGTGTGGAATTTTGTATAGTAATACTCGTGGCTCCTTTCGAAGAATGTGCCGCATTGATACTCTGGTTGATAGTAACTGCGGGAACATTTCCGCGAGAGCCACCACCTATTCTGTAGAAAACTCGATACTGTACTCCACCAGCGGGAGATTTTCCTCGGGTATTGTCACCAAACACAAGGGTACAAGAGTAATCGTCATTATAGATCTTTTGAAAAACTGCGTCCTTTCCATCATCAGCTAGGAAAAGATTCTCAACTTCAGTGTAGATATCCCCTGTGTTTGCAGAGACGACGATACTTTTTTCCACGATGGAGGGGCTAGTCAGATTAATCGATTGAATAGTGTTTAAGTTAGAAAAGGTTCCAGCTTGACTCCTCAATTCTCCTTCCAACAAAACAAGATTATTAAACTGAGTTCCTGCATTTATAGTATCGCTATCCTGCAAGATAATATCTTTATTGTTTAGATCTATTACTCCAGTAGTCAAATTTGTTTCATAAAGGGTGAAGAAGAGTGCTCCACCATCTTTTGTATTAGGAACAGAGAAAGTTCTGGACGCTAAAGGAATAGTCATAGTTTCACCAGTTCCAACTGATCGACTCGTTGGTACGGTAGCTCTTACAGTCGCTTTACTAGCAATTGGACCCTTTAACGAAATTCCAACTAAGTTTAAAAGCTTGGAGAGATTACCAACAGTCTGAACAGTGGGGAGATAAAGCTCATTGGCTAATAAATCAGACTTTAAAGATATAACACTAGCGAGATATGAAAATAACTCTACTAATACAATACCCAAATCAGACTCTACAAAGTTAGTGTAGTCTAGAGGATAAACCGCTTTCAAGTAACTCAATAACGCCTCTTTAAACTCAGAAAAATCAGCAGTAGAATAGTCTATAAACTGAGACCTTAAATTATCAGGTACAATCCCTAGCGCGAGGAAGTCGGATTTTACAGTACCATCAAAAGCACTGGTTCCGTAAATATTATCATTTTGAGCCATTATACTCTAAGCTCCACAATTTGAGTTGTTGATACGTCTTCAATTGTCGAAAAGGAAATCGATACAGTTAATTGATGCATAGTATTGTTGAAGTCTAAAGAAAGGTTTTTTAACACAACTCTAGGTTCATAGGTTGCTATTGCAGATCTTATTTCTGATATTAGTTCCGTCTTTCTACTTTCATCCATGTGAGAGAAAACGGAAGACCTTAACGACGTGCCAAATTGAGGCATCATAACTCTCTCCCCTTTATTTGTCAAAATCAACTGTTTCAAACTAGAAGAAATAGAAGTTAACCCTTGGGTTGCTGTAAAGAATCCGCCGGTTCCAGAAACTACCGGAAACTCAAATCCATAAATAGGACTGAATTTAGACGTAGTTAAATAATCAATTCGTTGGGGGGTGGAAATCATTTTTTACTAAGTAGCAATATTCTTAAAAAATCCTTTTTGAGCATTGAAATTTTGCTTAGCCTCTGTACTAGATAGGGGCTTGCCGTAAACCTTGAAACTTCCAATATAGCCATTCAGACCGCTTTTCCATCTTGAATCCTTTAGCGGGATACTTCTATTGTGCTGAGACACAGCTCCGCTCCCTCCAGTATTGTCGTAATAAGAATCATTAGTATTATACCCTAGAAAACCTGCGTATGATTGGGTATCCCCATTGACCTTCCCCGCTGGGATTCCGTCCGTAAATCCGCCTCCTAAAACCCAAGGCGTAAAAGTTTCACCGTCAAGGGAAACAGAAGGTCCGTAATTTGCGTCTGCAGGGCTGAAACTTTGCTTATAAACAGACATAGTGCCTCCATCATCTTCATCTGCCCAGGTTGGGACATTCAAAGATTGTGCATATCCGACCATGAGGGAACTAGCCATATTTACTTCGTGCCAAAGTTCTCCATCAACCATAGTTCTAAGCTTGTTGACGTTATAGTCAAAACTTAAACACATATGCACGAAAGTATTACTAACATCCCCCAAAGTAACTCCATTGTTTACTCCGGAAACTGGGGTTGAAACACCAACTCCAGAAAATTGAGACGTAGGAACTGGTACACTTGTGCCAGTCTCATCTCCAGTGTATCCAAAATCTTCTACTAAACATACGCTATGACCCCAATCTCTTATATTAGTTTTCTGTTGATTCTGAGACACAGTTGGTTTTACAATAAACTCTACGCCACTTGTAGTTGCAGGGAGTCCACCTATGTCTCTAAACCCTATAATTAAACCGTGAACTCGATCTGTCCTGGTTTTTTTTACTTCGGGCAACCCCGAAGGTTTAGTCCATTGTAGCCTGTCGGGGAGGACTTGAGCAGTCGTTAATAATCCCCCCGAATTTTCATTCGCTAGAAGAAGTCTATACCTGTGGTCCCCTTTAAACCCTCCTAAAAGATTCGGAACATGGGTCCAAAAATCGAACGAGAAGCCTCCTCCTTTGGGATCTCTGGAGGGGTCTTCATCTTTAGTATATGTTAAGTTGTTTAACGTTTTTTGTGCAAAAAAGTTAGCATTACCTTCCCTGTCTTTATTAGTAGGAAGAACTGCATAGCAGCCGCCCTGTGCACTGGCATCTTGAACTCTGTCTGGGTTATAGAAAGTACCTCTAAAATATGGAATACCCAATCCTGAGGGGAATGCCCAATCAACCCCAGAACCAACTAACTGAGCATTCAAAAGCCCTGAAGAATCGGGTACATTATTATCCAAATTATACTCCAAGGATGCTGCTTCTACTACGTTAGGACGCAAGAAATTATACATGCACATTAAACTATCTCGTACAATATGGTCTTGCAGGGACAGGACAAAAGCTCCTGTACCACTAACTACAGGGTCCCCATCAACACTTGGGAATTCTCCAATAGGGGTTGGGGATATAGAAAACTTATCCAACACTGAGTAAGGTTGAGGTTCGGACACTAAGAACTTCGGAGTTACGGGCAAAATCGTATCCTCTAGGTCTTCAGAAAATAACACTAAATCCTTCTGCTCCCCCAAACTTAGTCTAATAGGTTTTCCTTTTAAGAAAGTAAAATCATTTACTGGGATTCTTTCAATGGGAGTCCAAAAACCTGAGGAATCCATATTTGAATCCACAAGATGAACAAGAACTCCATCTCCAAGACCTATGTTTTTAGGGGGCGGCGGAGAACCAGGTGCTCCTTCATATGAAGTAGTAAAACTATACGTTTCGGAAGCGAACAGAGCTACTAGCTGTAGCTGCTTCTTTCTCTTTCTTATTTTATCGTCGTAGGTAGCTGCAATTGCTCCAAGGCTATTGTAGTAGTTAACTACCATTGCGGAATCCATGGAATAAGCAGTAGCTGACACTTCAATAAGGTCATTTATCTGTCCAGACACAATAGAGATTTGCCTGCTCTTATTCCTTTCCAAGTTTTGAAGGATATCATCAGAGTCATAGTACAGGGCAACAAGTTTAGAGTCTGAAATATAATCATCACTGAAAACTGTATCCTTTAGGTCCGTTAGGTTTTGATCACCGTAAAAAATACCCTTACCGCCAAGATTGGGAGCATACTCCAACTCCCAAGATTCTGAGTCCAAAACGCTACCGCTCACAACCGGGAGACCTCCTCCTCTAGAATCATAGTAAAGCCCGTCCTGAGACAACACGAATTGTCCTTTCACTGAGACCGGAGGACCGTATGTTAAATCAAATACCGGAGGAGGTGCAGACACATCCAATCCCTGCATTTCAAGCGAAAAGGAATTAAACATCTCAAAATTCGCTTGCATGGGAAGAACTACATTCTCCTCTACATATTCCTTAAAGTTTTTAGCAACACCCGGAAAATATTGATCAGGAAGATCATCCGTGTTAACAGCAGGCTCCTCTAGTTCCCCCCTACCTCTTTTTGTAATAATATCATTTGAACGGGTAATAAGACTGTTAACCGAAGCAAGGTCCCCCCGTAAACCGCCAACCTCCGCGTCAAGCAAAACTACTTTTTCAGAGTTGTTAACCGTTGAAGAAGCCTCTAGAGAAGGGATTTCCGACGAGAAACAAGAGAGTTTTGAGTTTAATGACTCTGCAATAGGACCGTAATCTGAAAGATCAGCAAGACCCAGTGGATTATTCGTCAGTACGTTTTTTTCATCTTCTTGAAGAGCGTCAAGAGATTGGGATAGAGAGGCTACGGGCAGCGATAATTTAGAAGCAGCACTTATATCGTTCTCTAACGAATTAGTGCTTTTGACAGCTGTACGACCTTGTACTGGAGAATATACGGATACTGTTCCAGCGAGGCGATCTCTTCTTCTAGTTTTATACGCAATTTTAGTATTTAGATCTTCCTTTTGTTGTGCTGCAGTATTAATCAAGGATTGAAGAGAGGTAGTCGGAATAATCGACAGTTCGTCATTTGTGATATCTGATAGTTTACATGTCATAATTAATTACCTCCGGTAGGTACATAATCCGCGCCTTGGGGCTTTCCGAACCCTATAATTGTTTGCACCCTCTGCCTGCTTGAAAACTGCAGAGAATTTGGTTGGGGTGTAGA